AAATTTATTGAATATTACTATCGTTCTCAAGAGAAGACGGGTTTAGGTCAGAATATCCTTAATGATTTTCTGACATATCTTGATATCGATAAGTTGAATATCGATGTTCTTGATGGTGCTACAAAAATTGTAGAAAATGTATCTCTAACTGAAGACGAGATCATTGTTGAGAGTGTTGATTCGTTCTTAGAGAATGACGGAACGATCATGATTGGTGATGAGGTCATTTATTATGAGGGTGTAAAACACGCTCCTAATATTGCTCTCAGTCCTGGCATTTCTTATGAGCAGGTCAAATTAAAGTGGACTAACCTTGCTTCTGTTCTTAATGAATTTGATGGCACTACGGTTAGATTTAATCTGACTTCTCAAGATAGTCCTATTGCTCCGCCTTCGGCACAACACCTTATTGTGTCTAATTATGGTGAAGTATTGGTTCCTAATATTGACTATACTGTTGAAGGAACTCAAATTATCTTCACTAACGCTCCCAGAACGAGACTCCCTGCAGATGATGCGTCTGCAACTTATATCACTTATCTCAGTGGTTTTGTTGAGAACACTATTGTAGCTATTGACAACCTTTCTACGTCTTTTGGTGAGGGTAAGAAACAATTTACCATGACCAGAAATGGTTCTCGCTATGAAGCAGTTGTTGATGAGTATATGGTTGTCGTTTATGACAATCGTCTTTTAGTTCCTAAGGTAGATTTCTTTATTGATGGTGATCAGTTTATTTTCTTAACTGCACCTCTGAATGGTCGTTTCTTGTCCATTTATTCTATTGAAGCACCCATTCCGTCTTTTGGTTCTGGTGCTGTAGGTTATTCTAGGGTAAATGATAATGGTGAATTATCGAGTGTATCCATTAACGCAAATGGATCTGATTATAGATTTGAATATCCCCCTCAAGTTTCTGTCAACTCTGAAAATGGCAGTGGCGCGTCTGTAAAAGCCCTTGTTAATGGTATCAAGACCATTACTCTTCTTAATGGTGGTAAGGGTTATAGTTCAACCAATCCTCCTGTAGTTCAGGTTCAAACACCCACAAAACCTGGTTCTACCGCTGCAGTTGTAACTGCAACTGTTGTAGATGGTTCAATTTCTAAACTTGATATTGATACATCTGGATCTGGATATACGTTTACTCCTAGAATTACATTTAGACAACCTGGTGGTGCTACATTAGGCACTCCTACGGTCACTAATGGTCAAATTACTGGCACTATTCCCATCACCAATGGTGGTTTTGGATATACAACAGTCCCTACTGTGTATATCGATGAACCAACTGGAGTTAATCCAATTAAAGCTGCTTTAGAGGCAGTTGTAATTGGTGGTGAAGTTACAGCAATTAATATTTTAAATGCTGGTCAGGGATATGAGACTACCCCTAGAATTGCAATTATTGATCCTGTTGGTGCTCAAGTTCTTGAGACCAAAGTTGACAGTGATGGTAGAGTTGTTGGTATTGAACTTTTAAGTGGTGGAAGTGGATATGATGATATTCCTTCGGTCTACGTTGTAGATAATAGAACTAATGACCAGGGCACTTTCATTGGTGGAACAGGTGCAACTGCAACCGCTTCTATTTTTAATGGTAGAATTACCGATATTAATGTTAATGAGTTTGGAACTGGATATAGTCAAACTAATCCTCCTAAAATTGTTATTCAAAGTCCAACCGAAGCAACTGCTGCAGCAGAAATTGGTTTAAACGAAGTTACTGGTTTCACTGTAAATCAAGTTGGATCTGGATACGATAAAGCAAAGTTTGTAGGTTGTGCTAGAGCTGCTAGTGGTGTAACTGCATACACTGAGACTGGTAATGCAGTATTCACTAATAATACTACTGCATCAACACATGCTGTAGATGTTGAAGTGAAATGTCTTGATGCACTCTTTGTTAAGAGATTGCTGGACAAATATACAGAGCAGTTTTTACCTGATGTTCCAGAATTAGACTATAAGAAGATTGACGTTCGCACGGCAATCAAGACTATCAAAGACTTTTATACTGCAAAGGGAACCTCTTTCAGTATCAGTTACTTGTTCAAACTGCTCTATGGTGAGCAGGTAAGTATTTCATACCCTAAAGATCAGATCATTAAACCCTCTGCGGCAACATGGTCTATCGATACTATTCTGCGTGCAACTCTGGTTAGCGGAAATCCTGTTAACATCAGAGACGGTCTTTTAACGCAAGATGCAGATATTGCTGATCCTAATATCAAAGCAGCGAGTGCTTTGGTTGAAAACTATATCTCCATCAAAACTTCTGATGTAGAAATTTACGAATTAGTTCTTTCCGAAGAAACTATTGTAGGTAACTTTGTTGTTCCTTATAAAACTAAGTTAGCAGAACCTCTTGATACTGAAGAATCTATTATCACAGTTGACTCTACTATTGGTTGGCCAGAGAGAAACGGCGAATTTATTATTGGTGGTTCGGAAGTTGTTCAGTATAAAGAGAAATCTCTTAACCAGTTTATTGAATGCACAAGAAGTAGAAACGGCGTTGTTGAAGATTGGGATTCTGCTACTGAAGTAACATCCAATTTCCAAGTATTCATTAACAAAGGAACACCACAAGAGGTTGTTCTGAATGTTGTTGGTATCGTTGATGCTCAGCAAACGAATCTGACTGATACTGGTTCGTATTATCTTCCTGGTGATAAACTTACTGTTTCTAAGTTGGGTGGAACAGGAACTTCTCCTGAACTAACTACTTGGTTGTATAATGTTAAAAAACTGATCGAAGTTACTAGCATTACTTTTGGTGGTGTTAATAATCAATCTGCAACAGTTACTTGCTCTAATCCTCATGGTTTACTTGTTGGTGACCAGGTTACGGTGTATGGTGCAAACCCAATTCTGTTCAATGGCACGTTCCTTGTAACATCTAGGGATAGCACTACGGTTTTCCAATATCAACTTCCTCAACCCGCAACAGTATTACCGCAAGGTAATATCCTGGTTTCTGTTGACTTGAACAAAGGTAAGTCTGATGACACACCTGTTCTAAATGCCATTGGACCTTATACTACAAACGTTCAAAACTCATTCTTCAATGATAATTACGTTTATGTTGCAGCAACAGGTATTCCGAACTATAAGATTGGTCCTTTCCCTGGTTCAGCGTTACTCCCTGGTAACCAGCGTAAGTTAAATCGTTTCCCAACAACTCCTGTTACCATTTCGACTAAGGATGCAATTAATCCTGGTCCAATTGGCACATGGGTCAATGGTGTATCTATTTGGTCTTACAAATCCAATCTTAAGAAGACTTTTGGTGCAGTTACATCAATCAGCATTGATAACGCTGGCATCAACTATGATGCTGCCTCTCCCCCAACAATCACTATTTCTGGTGGATCTGGAACTGGTGCTACTGCATCGGTTACTGTTGATGGTTCTATTAGTGAGATTACTGTAGATGATGGTGGTTCTGGATATACATCTTCTCCTCTAGTCTCTATTGTTGGCGGCGGCGGTTCTGGTGCTGCAGCAACTGCAATTATTACTAAAGGTGTTGTATCTAGAATTCTTATTAATGATGGTGGAACAGGATATACATCAAAACCCTCTATCTCGATCGTTGGAGGTGGCGGTAGTGGTGCAGCAGGTTCAGCATCTGTCCGTGGACCTATTAAGAGTATCTCTATTGATAATGGTGGTTCTTCTTATACGTCTAAACCTAGTGTAGTCTTGAGTTCTGGAACAGGTGCAGTTGCTCAAGCAATTG